CCAGCCGTGACCGCCGTGACCTCTTTCCATCGGCTCTCAATGGTCTGAGCAGCTTGGCTGGCCGTACCCTTGACGTTATCAAAGGCCTGCGAAGCCTGATCCTTGGCGCGAATTATTAAACTCATTTCACTCATCGCGCTGCCTCCGTTCGAACTCCTGCTTCAAGTCGTCCCCTGTGCCGCCTAGCGCCTCCGTATTGGCTTGTGTAATGCCGAATAGTAGGAACACCCTTTGCCCCGGTGTTAGATCGCTCTGTGTAGCCGCTAGCGGCGTGCCATTAAGGTGAAGAAACAAAATCCCTTTACCCTCCGGACTGCTTACGAAAGGATTTCACCCGCTCAGGTTCCGCTGTGGTTAAGCCGTGTATATTCGCGGCAATTTCTTTGACGGCACCCGGCGGCATGGATTCGATCTCGTCCTCAGTCCAAAACTCATCGGTAACCATGCCAAGTTTAACGGTCAATACGTTTGATGCGAATTCATCCTCGGCGATCTCTCCGGCGCTAAAATCCAACTCTGGTTCGTCATCCTTCGAGGTACCGCTTGCCCGAATCCTGGCCATCGCTCGCGCTTTGACCCGCTCAAGCTCCCCGTCCGTTAAGGGTCGCAAGGGAATTGTCAGATCCAATGCCTCAATATAGATATCCTCCACGTAATTCCTACCTTGAAGGATTTTGGCTTTTAGGCTCATGTGAGATCATCCCTATTATTGACCACGGTTGCGAGAATTTCGGTCTCCACAGTGGTGACAGCGTCGTCAAGGGTGACGGTATCACGCATTGCAGTTAACTCCACGTCCTGTACCAACTCATCGCGGCCGCTTGGCTGAATGTTAATGGCATTGATATAAGCGTTCGGCAGACTGATGGTAGCACTTCGACCATCCGCTGTCGGCATCGAAAGGCTAATCTCCACATCCAACGAATCCGCACCATCCACATCGTCGGGGGCTGTGGCTCCACCCCAAAAGTTTTCAAGATAATTAGTATTTTCGAACCAAAGAGAAAGGGAAGCGGTCGTCTCCCGAGCATTGACCGGTATCCGGTAGGGGGTGCGCTGACCCATGCCGCGGCCTGCGTCGGCGTCGGCGTTGTTGTTAATCGTTAGGGTCAAAGACTTGACGTCGGCGCTAATATCGCCACCTATATTGACGCCAGTTTCAACAAAGGTCAAGGGATAATCATCCGGCAATGTGAGATCCCCGGCAGCTGCAAGCGCGATCCTCTCATCAGCCGCACCCACCACATCAAGGGTCAACTGAACGAATTCGCCCTCTACTGCCAACTCCAAAGAGTTAATAGTACAGCCGGCGAAGACGTGCTCGAATACATCCTTGCCGACGAACGCCGTAAATGAATCTAATTCAAAGTCATCAGCGCCCCATATTTCATGGGTGTTAGGGGTGTCCACGCCACCGTCTGTATATTCATATCCACCGAGGGTCCACTTCAAGACCTCGGCAATCGTTTCAATGTCAACCACATATACAATGTTGCCAGAGACCGAATAATAGGCCGGACGGCGCACCGATGGACTTCGGCCCATGCCACCTTGAAAAACCATTTCGGCATCGGTTGGTGTGTCCAAGGAACTGGACGCGATATCTACATGAAAATCGGCCGAGTTCTCAGCAGTTCCAAAGTTCGCCTCCTTCGCCAGCCCTGCATATCGTAGCCTTTTAGTCATCTTTGTCACTCCTTAACCGTGAAGGTTATTTCGATTAAAGCCCCTGCTGTAAATTTATCCCCATCCACGGGGAACCGTGTGCGAGGTTCAAAGGCCGTGGATTGTATAAAATTGACATAACCAAGTTCTAGGTGGTTAGTATCTAAAACGGCCTTCCGTGCGTTGGCCGCGTTGGTGGTGGCTTGAGCCTGCGAAACCTTGGGGTCTTTGCCTTGAGTAACCGCCACGATCATCACAGGGAGTTCCCAGACCTCGCGAAGAGTGGTTGAGTCAGGGTGCAGGCGTGCCGTGTCGGTATAAATCCAAAGGATCGGAACTCTTGGCATGGGGTTGACGGCCTCACCTCGAGCTACTGTGACTCCTGAGGGTGCGTCGTTAAAAATGACGTCCTCTAGTTCGTCTAAGATTTGGTCAATAGCCGTCGCCAATGTGACCACTAGGCACCACCCGCTCTCTGGAGGGCCGTGCTCATAAACTCCTGTAGACTCTGGCGGGTGGTTTGCCATGCCCGCTCGTGGTAAGGGTTGGCCGAGACACCTTCCGTTCGGATCTTATGCCACACCGGGAAGGTGGGAAGCCCCTTCTTCTGTGCCCACTCCTCAATAGGTGCCCACGGGAGGTTTGGTATAGGCCCCGTCCCGTGCATAACAAAGAGTGCATGACGGAGGTCGGAACGGATACGTCCCGTGACAGGGTCAAGCTGCTCATAAGTAAAACTGCCACGCAACTGACCATCCATGATGGGGGCTTCCTCCCGAATACGGCTATGATAATCGATCAAAGTTAAAAGCATTGCTTGAGATATAATCTCGGTGCCCACCTGATCGATATCGGCCAGCTCCGAATCATCTATTTCTATCTGCACCCAATCCTTAGCCACGATATTCAAACCCGCCTTCAGTGAAGGAAAAAACCCGCCGATTACTGGGCAGATCCTTGAGGTCACGGATAATGTCTTGGGTCATAACCATCGAATAAATAGGACGCTCAGAATGTTCTCCAAGTCTGATGACATTGGCTTCACGGCGAAGTTTTGCCTCAGTAACAAGGTTTGCTGTCATTCGAATCGCGATGCTATCTATCGCCGGCGGTATTGTCTCAAACTCTTCGAAATAGTCGATACCCTGATGATAGTTAATCATGGAAGTGGCAATCTCTAGCCATCCTTCCAACTTGGCGTCAAGCTCATGCTCATCATGCAGGTATAGATCCGCAAACCGAACGCCAGTCAGATCCTTTACGTCTTCCACGGTGCCATAGAAAGCCATCATCCACCACCTAACTTCTTAACAGGCTTCCGCTTTGGCCGATTCCGTTTCAGGCGGCGATCTTTAGGGGTGCCCTTGCTTGGCTTACCGCCCATATTATCCACCATCCTTCAAACGCTGTATGAGTTGCGCCTTGCGAATACCGGCATAACCCACACCCTTATCGCGTGCGATATCCTGTAACTGTGGAACCGTCATAGCGTCGTAGTCGGGTTGTGACTCCCGATGGCGGCGAAGGTGTATACTGAAAATCTTCTGACTGTTGGTCTGATAGCCACAATAGGGGCATTTCTGTACCGTCACGTCTACCCCTCCTTCGTATGGCAGGGGAAGGTGGCGGGCCTCCCCCTGCTTTACTGGTCAAGGTACGGGGTTATGCCGTACCAAACATTAAGGCTGCAAGCTCTTCCTGTAAGGTCTTGACGCCGTACAGAATATCGAAAGACATGACGTTCAGCTTCTTATCGATGTCATACCCCTGCGTGGCCCTGATACTTAAGCCGTTATAGTTTACCACAGCACCCTCAGCACCACCGCGAGGTAGGGCTAAAGGCCGGTTGACTAAAGCGAAGGCATTTCGATGAAAAGCCATATTAGCCACATAGTCGCTGGCGAAGGTGACAACCTTGCCGGCGTCAATGGTCTCCGGTGCTGCCGGATAAAACTTGACGTCGATTTCGTCGTTAGTGGTGTCCGCATCGGCGGCCTCAGTGATGACGTAAGTGCCATCAATGTCGGCAATCGTGAACAGGTCACCAACCTTGACCGAGCCGGTTAGGTCGGCAGAGTCCGCTGTCTCGAAGGTGCCTTCGGTGGCACCTTCGGCGATCTCGGATTCCACAGCGATATCACCGGAATCTGCGGCAAGGTCACCCATAGTATGGGTTTTGACGTTCTGACTCATGAAGGTATCGAAGCCCATCAGGCGGCCAAGAGACGCTTCACGGAGGGCGTCGGTACTGCCGGACTTTTCGGCGCCAACAATGGCATCAAGCACCAGAAGCTCGGCATCCGTTTCGGGGTCCACGAGCAGGCGGCGCTGATTAAAGGGCACCTTGTTCTCGTTCAAAACCTTCCGTACCTGGGCGATATGAGAAAGGGCGTCCGGGGTCTGACCAGGGGTGCCGGCATAATACGGGATATTAGCATAAAGCCCCGTAAGCGTGGCATCGATCTTTTGAGCAATCGCCTGCATAGCCGGCTCAACAACCTGGTCGCCGAAATCGTTAATATTCAAGGTGAGTTCTTTCGAAGTTACCTCCACCGAAACATCGGCGATCGAGTCCAACTTGACAAGAACCTTATCTTCTTCGATGTCCTGAGTATCAATATCGGTGGTGAAATCTTTAGCCTCGAAAGTGGAAGGTCGCTTGACTTGGATAGTATCGCCACGATTAGCAAACTCGTTACTATGATCTCGATACACGAGACCCGCCATTACCAGGTTGTTTTCTAAACGTAAAAGGGCTTGCCGTGCAATCTCTTCGACGGTGAGGAAGGAATTACTCATTCACTCTCAACTCCTTAAAGGGGTTTGGACTCTTCGCGCTTCTTCCGGAACCATGCGGCGTACTCATCCATTGACATATCAGCAGGCTCTTTGCCCTCATCGGGATCAGTGTGCGGTTCCCGCCCGTATTTCTCGAGCTCTTTCGATACCGCCGCATCCACCGCCCGGCTGAACGTATCGGCAAGTTTCTCGCCGCGTTCCAATAGTTGGTCTTCCGACTGTATGCCCTCAAGCAGCACGTCCTGAAGTTCGTCCGGGATTTGATGCTTCTTCATCACATCATACGATTTAAGCCGCAACTCCTTTGACGTTAATTCCTGCTCTTTTTCTTCGAGGGCCTTACGCCGGCGTTCCGCCTCCAATTCCAATTTCTCCTCAGCCGTCAACTTCTCGTTTTCGAGCTTGTCCTTCTCCTCTTGAACATCTTTGAGGCGTTTGGAATACTCTTGCCGAACCCGATCCGTTTCCGACTGAATCATTTTCTCCACTTCTTCGCGTGACATGGGAGTCCCAGCCTCGGTCTCCTCCGGTTGTTGCTGATCGGAGTCGTTCGCGGGCTGATCCTCTTTTTCTTCATCGGCGAACATCTGTAAATCAAATCTCATTTTGATCCCCTTTCAGAGTTGTAAGCAGGTGCCCCTCACCAGTTGCACATGCACACCCCTCTTTTGTCTTATAATATCAAGCAAGAGCCGATACGTCCACAACCATGGTGCACCGGCAGTTTATGTCGTCCTCGGGGGTGCCCAGCATTCCCGGCGCAGGGCCCCGCCCACCCGTAAAGCGGTTCACAAAATCGTCATCGTAGGGAACCTCTTGCCCGTGCATGTGCTGATGACTACTGCGAACCCGTTCATCCTCCGCTGTGATCCAACGCTTTATCATCACCACACCTTGGGCCTCGGCATGATCCAAAGCGTCAAGGGTGGACTGCGCCTGCACGCGGTGCCCCTCGGTCCGTACTACTCTTTGGGACTGAGCGGCGCCCATCTCACAGCGTTCCCGGACCGAGCCGGTTATCTGTCTATAACTATCCCCGCGAGCCATGCCACGGGTGATCTCCTCTTGAATCTCAGTGATGATCCGGTTTCGGTGCTGTCTGAGGCGATCATTCAACTTAATGCCGGTTCGTGGATCTTGAAGACGCTCCGTGATGGTCTCCCGTTTCAGTTTGCCTCGAATCGTCCTGCCAACCTCATCCGATACGGCCTCTAAAGTACCATCATGCGTCATTCGAGCTACTTCACGCAGCGTGGATCGTATCTGACGGGCTGTGGTAACAGAGGCGTCGTGAACCGCCTTCTTGACCTTCTTTTCCAACATCTCCATGCGGTTATATTTGGTCATAGTGGAAAGGTCAGGGTTATCATACTGAGAAAAGATGCGCCCCAACTCGTCCCGCATATTACGATATATTTGACGGTAGCCCTCGGAAGCGGCCCGCTCGCCCTGACGCTTTATTCGTTCCACTTGCCGGCTTAACCGTTCAAGCCGATCTGAAAGCATCAGCCCTCCTCCTCCTCAAAGTCGGGCATATCAGCAAGCATGGCTTCTCGCTCCTCGTTTATCTTTTCGATCTCTAAACGTGGGTCCTCGATGAATGGCATCTGAGATAATAGGGTCTCATGTGAAATAATACCTTTAAGTTTGCCGGCTACGTCACCCAGGTATTGAAGATCGATAGGCAGGTTACGACGAAAATCAAAAGTGAGTTCGTGTAAAGCTACCGAGGGAGCCTGCCCAAAAGAAAAGACCACGCGAAACATCTCTTCCAGGGCCTGGGTGAACTTGCGCTCTTTGATGATCGATTTATTCTCTAACGCAAGCAGGCGCCACTTTCGCGCTTCGCCACTCTCTGCACTGTGAAAGGCGTCATCGTCCATATCCACAGTCTGAGAGAATTTATAGATATTCTTTTGAAGGGTGCGCTTTTGATTCTCGAGAAACTGATCGTTAACGTCTTTTGTCAAATACCTGACCGACCCGCCCGGAGGCGCTGAAATGGAGCGACTGCGTTTCATCTCATCTATATCCGCCGGCTCCGGCGCCTCGCCACCTTCAAAAACCATATAAGCCGCCCGAAAATCCTCCAAGATATTTTGCGCATCGGAAATAAGCCGATCGTAAGCGTCAATAAGGGGTTCCACAATCTCGAAGTCTCCCATGTGTTCGTCATTATTCACAAACTGGATCAAGGGGACGCGACCAAACATATGAGGTTGTGGGTTCATTGATTCGGTATCATCCAAGACGTAATCCCCGGTGTCTGTTTGAATAAAATAAGCCACCTGTCTCTGGTCGTACCATTCCACACGCAACCGCTCCCGGTTCGACACCGTCACGGGGTAATAACGCAAAGCATACTGCACCTCGTCGATAGAACGGTCCTTTATGAAAATCGCTTCCCAAGGGGGGATATGCATCACCCGGACCTCTTTACGCGGGTTCATATATAGTAACCGGGCGGCTTCCCCGCATATCGAAGCCCGCTTTCCTGTGATGCTGTCCAGGTCGTTTAATTGATTCTCGCGAATGAATCGGTTCAGCCATGCTCGGCTAGTTTCATCACCCTCCGGCAGTTCGTAATTGATCGGCTCACCATACATATAACCGACTACCTGATCAATAATATCAGTGCGATATGCGTTAATCAGCTTATTATTGGCCGCCCAGTTGTCCAAGGATTGGCGCTTTAGGATTTCAAGGCGCTCCGTTTTATAGCGCTTATATAAATCCTTCATATGGGCAGCTCTCGGCTCGTGTTCTTCGATCAGGTCCCGGATTATTCGCGATTTAATTATATCGTTCTGTGCCTCGATACGGCTATTCACAGGCTACCTCCTGTACAGACTAGCGGCTGGCTTGAATTTCTGGCGACCCTTGAAGCGGATGGCGTACCGTGCAAGCGCCAAAGCCATCACGCAATCATCGTGGATGCCCGTAGGCGCTCGGTACTGCACGTTGCCTTGTCTTGTTACTTGATACGAAAACGCCTCCAACTCCGAAACCAACACGGGGTCGTTCAAAATTTTGATTCGCCCCTGCTCAATGGCGATCTCCAATCCTTCCACCAGTTGCGCTTTGCTTTGGCTGGTAAACTTAAACCCGTCAACGTTTACCCCCGATCGGCTTAAGTCTTCTACCACGGGGTCACCCACGCCCGTAGAATCAATCACGAAGAAAGCTCCGGTCTCGTTTGATTTGCTGATTACCCGTTCTTTTTGAAGCGGCCAGCTAATCTGATTGAACCGGTCGATAAAGGTCATTTCGCCGTTAGCGTCCAATCCTACCATAACCGTGAAATCCTCAGTCTTCGCAAGGTCTACCCCCACCACTTCGGTTTTCAGCTTGGAGGGTTCGGATATTATCGCGTCACGAACACCGCGGAACACGGACGCGGCGTCGTCCTGCGGTTCCG